CAATTGAAGCAATAGCAAACGAGAAAGCAAAGAGGTCATTAAATGGAAAGTTCAAGAAAGATTAAGAAAGTACATATCTGTAGCACTTGTAAAGGTAACGGATATATTAAGATAAAAAACAACTACGAACCAGAAGCACAGGTACACCAATGTTGGGTTTGTGATTCACAAGGTGAGTTTTATGAATACTTTGAAACAGAAAGAAGGGTACATTGAATAAGAAACAAGTGTACGAATCAGACATAGCTTATATTGCAGGTCTTTTTGATGGTGAAGGATCTCTACATTTTAAACGATCACCAGAGAAGAAACGATCAGGAACTTATGATTGCATGAGAATTAGTATGGAAATTACTATGACTTGTGAAAGTGTGATTAGATGGGTTCACGAAACACTAGGTGTTGGTACAGTTAATAAAAAAACTGTCAAAGGTAAAAGAGCTGACGGCACCCCTTATCTTCAACAATGGAGATGGAGATGCACGTTTAGAGATGCATACTCTGTTTGTAGATGCATATGGCCATGGGTTCATGTTAAGTTAGATCAAGTTCAAAAAGTTTTGGACCATTATGCTGAAATAGATATTAGACATAAATATGAAAAAGGTTTAAATGTAATTGATTTTGAAAAGGAGAAAAGCAAACGTGTTCGATAAATATATTTATATGTTTTTAGATAAAGTTATGGAGTGGTCTGGTAGAATTAATTCCTGGGCCTGGGTTAAACATTTAAAGTATATTGAGAAAAAAAGATTCAAACGTAATTATGAGAAAAAACGATAAGTATCAATACGTTAGCGGTAAACAGATCACGGACCCTGATACAGGAAAAAGGGTATATGAGATAAGTTCTTATAGACTTCCTTCTGTGACTACGATATTAGGGGCCACCAAAAATCAAGAATTTTTAAAACAATGGAAGGCCAAAGTTGGAGAAAAACGAGCAGAAGAAATCAAAAATCTTAGTAGTAGGCGGGGAACTGCCATGCACAAGTTCATTGAGTCTTATGTGGACGGAGTTGGGTACGATGATCTTACAGGGCTCGGACAAGAGGCGAAAGCCATGGCCCAAAAAGTTATTGACGTGGGTCTTGCACCAGTGGAAGAATATTATGGATCGGAAGTCACGTTATATTATCCTGGGCTATACGCTGGGTCTACTGACCTCGTATGTAGTCACAATGGTTTGGATACTATTATAGACTTTAAACAATCTAACAGACCCAAGAAAGAAGAGTGGATTGAAGACTATTACCTACAAATCGCAGCCTATTGCATGGCCCATGATTATGTATACGGTAGCCAGATTCGACAAGGTATTATCATGGTTTGTACACCAGACTTATACTTTCAGGAATTTAGGTTCACGGACCATGAATTAAGGCGTTATAAGCACATGTTTCTAAAACGACTAGACATGTACCATGAACTTAAATTTGACGAAAAGGAGCAGGCTCAGGTGCCTTTAAAGGGCCTTTTTGAGGAGGAGATAGCTAAAGAGAAGGAGAAAAAAGATGAATGATAAACTTAGAACCGTTCTAAACTACAGATACAAGGCAGAAATAGAAGACGCCAAGTATAAAATTAAATGTTACAGTGACCAGGAACTAATAATCCCTGAGCATCCTGATATTACGGGTGAAGTAGACAAATTACTTGAGAAAATAGCCACGGCTGAGGAGAAAATGGCAGTAATAGATCTACATTATGGCGAAAAAAAGATCAAAGACATACTATAAGAGTTCTCACAGATAAATGAGGCATGCTTAAAAAAAACCTGAAAAGTTTTTGTCTTTTTGTCAGAATGAGCTAAAAGTGTTGGTATTACTAGCTAAAGTGGTGACAAAAACAGTGACAGAAACAGGTTTAGTGACATAAATATTATGTCAATATACAGTAAAAGGTTAGTTCAAAATTAGTACAGTGGTGCCAGCCAGGAGACATTTTTGGGTAATGAGTACCTGATTTATCTGGTACATCTCTTATAGGGGTGCTATAGAGGGCTATGCCTAGGAAAAGAAGAAAAGCTATCAACACTGTATCAACTCCTGATATACCTTTCCAGAAAGTCAGAGTGGAGTGGGTCGACTGCGTAAGTGACTCTGGCTGGGCTAGTGAGAAAGAATTTGATAAGATGAAGTTAGCTAAACCTGTAAATGAAGGTTGGTTATATGAAAAAACTAAGGACCATATTAAGATGTTTGCTTCTTATGATAAAGATGAAGAAGGTATTACTTTTGGGGATCGGACGATGATTCCTCGTCAGTGGGTGAAGAAGATTCAGAAGATATAACTTCACCTTCTATTTGTTTTGCATTTAGAATTGGTGCATAGTCTTCTAAGATTTGTTTCATTTTATTTTCTAATTCTTGCTCAGATAAGTCCTCTAATTTGCCTGTTTTAATTATCTTTCTGTCTACATATAATCCCGCAACTTTACCTCTAGCTATCTCCATATTACCCGCTGTTGCAAAGGATCCTTTCTTTAATGCTCGTTCTTTAATACGATCTAACTCTGCAAGATGACCATCAAATGTCACCATAAATTTATGTATCTTTTCTTCTCTTAATTTACCTATATACTCTACAACTAGTGGGTGATGTCTGGGGTGTGTAAGTTCATATCCTTCTTGACTAGCTCTATTAGGACTGAATCCCGCTAATTTCGCGGCCTCAGTTTTTGTAACTGCTTTACCTTCTTTGTCACCGAATACTAATATTTCGGCAAACTTTCTTTGCATTTCTGTAAGTCTTTTTGGTACTCCCATGTTTGACAATTTAAGGGAACTATCCTATAAAGTCAATAATGAAAGTACATAAAACAACAGACGAGTTAGATAAACAAGTCAATGATTTGAAGCAAACCGTGGATGGTTATAAGCAATTAGTAGAAACACAGCACAGAGAAATTTTTGAATTAAGAAAAATTGCATCTGAGAATGAAAAAAATAAAAATTTGTTGCAAGGCTATAGAAAAGTGATAGAGGATTTATCATCTAAGTTAAGAAAAGATTCATGAGAGTACAGGACTTACAACAATTTTTAGGTTCCTTTACTGAAGGGTCTGATGCAGTCAAGAACGCAGTTATCTTTGTAGAGATCAATGGTAAAGTACATGCCATTAGACGTATGGAAGTGCATGAAAATGTTCATCCTATCATAGGTCAACCAGGTCATAGTGCACATAGATTAGTTCTTAAAACTCAAAAGGCTTCGAGTCTTATCTTACCAGATAAACTTCAGAAGGATTATTAATGAACCCGTGGGCCCAGAAACTAAACTTTATAAAAAACTTAAAAGAAGCTCTGAAACTATTAGCTGGATTCGAATTGAAAACTATAGCCTACTTGGGACTCCTGATCTATTGGGCTACAATGCTAACAGCTACTTTTTCACAGTAGAATTAAAGGTTGCAAGTGGTAACAAGGTACGCTTGTCCCCGCACCAAATATCTTTTCACACCAGGCATCCCAAGAATACTTTTATCCTTGTAGAACATAAAGATAGGTGCTTGTTATTCGAGGGTCATCAATCGCTTGCGCTTGTAGATTCTGGATTGTCTTCTTCGCTTGAGCCTGTAGCTTGTTCGCTTGAGGATTCTGTTTCTTTTTTATCATCGCTTGGTGGTTGATTCTTTTTTCTAAGCTCTTTGTAGTAGTTCGGATGTTTAAATGTAAATGTCACTTAGTTTTAAATTCAAATTCAAATGGTTTAACTTCATCCCCATTATCATATCTTTCAGCAAACTTCGAGCATAATTCTAAATCACTTATTGAATCATCTTTTATAAGTTCTTCATAATCATTTTCTGGATCCGTGACTGAAACATAAAAACTTTCATGAAACATTTTATTTTCATATTGTGGGCTACTAATCCAACCAACTGATACAAGCTTGTCTGGAAATTTTTCTTGTACCGCGCATGCGATTGGACAACATTCTTTTGCATTCTCACCTTTACTAAATAGTTTAGGTGCCATGTCTATGTGTTTTTGTTTAACTTCTATTTTCATGACTGCTCTCATTTAATAATTTATACAATTCACTAACTTCTTTAACGTGTTCGGGTTCGTCTTCCTCATCAAAATATCCAACACCTATTCCGTTGTCTTCTTCAAGATATTCCATTGCCCCCCAACTATATCTGTCTAAAAATTTTCTTAATGCTTTTTTTAGTTTATCTTCTTTATTTATTTCTATTTTCATGCTACCCCCAATCTTTGTAATGTATCTGCCTCTTGTTGTGTTAACTCAGTTTCAGAATAAACTGAGATCGCATTTTGTGAGTGGTTGTCCCAGAATTGATTGTCACTTAAACAACTATTATCTCGCTTGTGAATTCCCCAAAATTCTTTGCAGTATCCCCATTCACTTTTTTTCTTATCAAATATGTAATAGTCTAGATGTTCATAA